GACAGTTTTGAGGGGCGTACGTACAGCAAGCTCCTCGCCAGGCTCAGTCTTGAACTGAGTGATTCCCTCGGTGAAGTGGGCAAGGCTCTCATTGTCGAGGAAGTCAGTACTGATGGCAGAGTCCAGATTCGCAACACCGAGAACAAGGCGGCGTTTGTCGCAGAGTTCATGGAGTTTGGTGACAAGGTGCTTCTGTCAGCAGCGTCAGAATGGGAGCGCATTGCTGCTCCCGTGGCGGATGCCGAGCCGCCGGCTCCCGCCCCCGTCAAGAAGGTTGTCGATTTGTTCGACATGTCAACGCCGGAAGGGCGGGTTGCTGCGGCACGTCAACGGAGGCGACAGATGATGTCGCGTTCCCACTAGAGTCCCAACGAAGGAGGTGTGAACGTGGGAATTCTCGAAACGATCGATTCGCTCGATCTCGCTGACGATGTGAAGGACAAGCTTCGCCAGGAGCACGCGACCGAACTCGATCCGCTCAAGTCGGAGAACGACACTCTCAAGGCGAAGGACCGCCATAGCGCCGTCGAAGATGAAGTCAAGGCTCTTGCCAGTCTTGGTTTCGATGAGGCGCCGGGGCTGCTCAAGTTCTATCGGCGCGTGCTGCTCTCAGCCGACGCCGAGGAGCCGGGAGCGGTTCTGATGTCGGATACGGAGATGCATCTCTCCGGGGATCTGGCAACAGGCGCGACAGGTCGCGAGGAGATCTCGGTGGCCGGTGCTCTGCGCAAGTTCGTGGAGCTTATGCCGCGCAACAACGAGGGCAAGCTCGAACTCTCCGACATGAACGTCACTGAGAACCACACCCGCCCCGAGGAAGGCGGCGAAGGCGAGACGAGCGAGGATCACAAGAAGAATCTCGCCGAGATCACCGGCCGTCCGATCACCCGCACTCGCAAGCGCTATTCGCGGGGCATCGCGTCAGGAGGAGGTGAAGACTGATGGCATGGAACATCCGTACGTCCAAGCAGCTTTCACCTGATCTCGAAATCCTGGTGCATCAGGTCAACGTTGATGTCGCCGCTTCGGTGGTGCTCGACGCTTCGGCTGTCACCGTGGATGCGAACAACGAACTGACGCTTGTTGCCGGTACGCCGCTCAAGAAGGTCGGCAACCAGTACGCAAAGTGGGTTACGGCGGACGGGACGACAAACCCGATCAGGGGCATCCTCTCGGCCACGATCCGTTTCCCTGACAACACATCGAAGTCGGATGCGCCGGCTGCGATGTGGTGCCACGGTCAGTGGTTCCGGTCCGACCGCATCGTCGGCTGGGCCGACGATCAGGCAGCCATCAAGGCCGCTCTGCCCACCTGCAAGTTCAGCTAGGGAGGAGGTGAAGACACATGGCAGTCATTGACGACATCATGGACCAGGCAGCGTTGACTGACGCTATTGTTGGTCCTGTCGAGACGGAAATGGAGACGGCGCCGTTCGTCGGAGAGCAGATCGCTCCGATGCAGGACACCGACTCACAGTACGTCTCAATGCGCGTCGAGGATCTCCACGCATTCGGCATCGGCCAGTTCCGCGCGCCGGAAGCCTCTATCCCGCTGATGGACATCACCGGTCGTGAGGAGCGCGAGGAGGTCATCGAGCTTGCGTATCTGGACGAAGCTCATCGCATCAGCCCGAGGCGGTGGGAGATCCTGACGCAAGGTGGCAATCTTCTTGCCGCCCGAGAGGCTCGTCGTCTGGTCGAGATCGGCCAGATCCTCGAACGTCGCAACGAACGACTGACGGAGTGGATGCGCTGGCAGGCATTCTCGGGGCAGTTGACCATCGAATACCAGCTACGCGACACTGCTCTTGTCATCGACTATCCGATCCCCACCGGCAACAAGCCTTCGGCGGCGGTCGGATGGCAAGATGTAGTCAACAGTGATCCGGTCAACGATCTCAAGGCGTGGCTCAAGCAGGTCGCCACGACATCGGGATCGCCGGGTCGCCTTGTCCATCTCGCAGACGAGGTGGCAGAACTGATCGTCTCCAATCAGAAGCTCCGGACGTACTTCAACGTGCCGGCTGGGCAGCCGTTTATGCCCAACATGGATGACGTTCTTCGCCTTCTGCCGCCCGGTACACGGTTCGTGCCGGTCAACGAGGCGTTCCGTGACACTGGTGTTGGCGCGTCGAAAGATCCAGCCGATCACACGCGCTATCTGCCGCTGGACAAGGTGCTCATCACCACCGAGTACAGCATCGACGGCTCACCGATCGCGGAGACGCTCAACGGCCCCGTCGAGATCAAGTCCGGTCCCGACTCGACATCATTCCTGCCGGGTCCGCAATCCGAAGTCATCCTCAAGGGCGAGGGTGTCTACACCCGTCTGCTGCGGCAGGCCAGTCGGCGTATTCCGCGTCTCCGTCGCCCGGAGGCGTTCCTGTACGCCGATGTGGGCACTGTCACACCGTAGGAAGGAGGTGACAACATGGGTTACAAGGTTCTTGTGGACGAACTGACTGTCTTGCAGACGCTCAACAAGCTCGTTCAGCCGGACGGGTCGGTCGTCTACCAGAACGGCCTCGGTCAGGTCTACTACCGCGATGAAGTCGTCCCTGACGACAAGGTTGCGGAGGACTGGAAGGCCGCGCTCGAAGAGGGTGAAGGCCCGCTCGCCACGGCCCTGAGCGAGAAGCTCGAACAGGTGGGCGACGACGAGTCGAAGGATGTTGCCAAGCGTCTTGGCATTCCGTTCGAGGGTTTCGATGACATGGAGGAGGACGACGTTCTCGCTGCCATGCGCAATCTGCCCTCGCCTGCGATCAGTCGCATCAAGGAGTACGAGGCGCAACGTGACGAGCCGCGCGAGCGGATCGCCAACTACAACATCGGTTTCGGTGAGTCACCGGACGATCGCCAGGAGAGCAAGGTCGGCGGCGATTACCAGGAGGGCGACGAGGACAAGGCCGTAACACGCCTGACAACTCGCGAGGTTCCCGAGGATGGCCCGGTGGAAGCCGGCGAAGGCATCACTGGAACCGGTGAGCCTGCGGTCGCATACGGTTCCAAGAAGGGTGATGATGAGTCGCCCAAGCCCACGCGCCGAGGCCGTCGTGATCGTCAGCCCAAGCCGTCGTCCGAGAGCACCAGCCCCGGCGCAAGCTCTACCGAATAACGACAGTCGAGAGCCGTAATGCCAATTGCAGATTCTAATATCGCCCTTGCTGCTCGGGATCAGCTTCCCGAGACGTGGGATGCGTTGTTGGAGGCGAACACATTTGGCGAGGCGGCTCTCGAACGTCGTTTGGCCGTCGTTCAGTACCGACTCTTCGGAGCAGTGTTGACACCCGAAGAGGAAGCGGCAATGAGCCCGCTTCTGGTTGAGTACTGTGGCGTCCTACTCGCGCTGGAACTGATTGTCCCCGGTCTTGATTTCTGGTCGAAGCAGGCCATCAGTCATTCGGCCGGCGAACGTGAGAGCAAGGCGTACAAGGATCGCGCAGAGGATCTCAAGGAATTGCGCGATCTGCTCTTCAAGAAGGCTGCGGATCTGCTCGATGAGGTTGAGGACGAGCTTCCGCTGCTGCCCAAGCGAGTTGGTGACACTGCGCGTGTGACTGACTCTGGGAACGTCATCGGCCAGGATCTCCTCGTCACTACCGATCCGACGATCTTCCAACCGATGTACGGTCCGCCCGAGGAGACGACGACGGGATGAGCCCGCTGCTCATCGATTCCGCCATTGGCATTGAGGAAGTTCTCGATGCTGTCGAGGCTGTCATTATTCGCGACATCAATGATAGCCTGATGACGGTCTATGAGCGCCGGGTGTCCGCCGATCAGGCTCGGGCTGAGCTTCGTGGTGAGCCCTACGTCCCGCTTGAGTACGAGGATGTTCCGGCCAACCACGTCTGGATTGGTAACTTCCCATCAACAGTGTTGGAGGAGGTTGGTCCGGAGGCATATCCCTACGTTGCTGTGACAACAGAGGACTACAGTCCTGACGCTGAGGACATCCGGCTCGATCAGACAAGCTCTTATCGCTTCGGATTCACTGTCCACTGTCTTGCCAAGGCTGCGCCGGAAGATGGTTATGACAGCGGCATCGATTACGATCCACATCCGATCGATGGCGCCTCGAACATCGTCTTCCGCCGTGCAGTACGAATGAGTGAAGCTGTCTTCCTCGCGCTCGGTAGTGATCCTCAGACGGCCACCATGATCGCTGGGTTCTCGAACCCGGTACGAGGACAACAGTCTTTGCCGTGGACGTATCAGCACAAGGGCCGTGGCCCGAACTTCTGGTTCCAGGCTGTCGGCACCAGCTACGCCGTCAAGGCGTACACGACGATGCACCAATAAGGAGGTGTGAGAGTGTCAACAGAGAAGACAGAAGAAGAGGACGTGGCTGAGCCGACTGAGACGACCGAAGAGACGACTGCGCCGTCCAATAACGGCCAGAGGACCAGCTACAAGCTCGTGGGCGGTCGCGTACAGCGTATCGTCCTCGAAGGATCACCCTCAAATCCGGTGAAGTATGTTGACTTTCCCGGTGGTGTGGGCAAGCTCACGGCGGATGAAGCGCAGGCTGTTCGTGACGCTGGCTACGAACTCGAAGAAACAGGCGGAGAGGAGGTGAAGTAGGATGGGTACGTTCTTCCGAGGTCTGAACCCGATCGAATTCGAGCGCGGCTTCGTCCAAGGCGCCGGCCGGATCATCTACGCACCGCAGGGATCAGCATTCCCTGACGCTATTAGCGACATGATCGATCTGACGGCGGGTGCGACGCTGTACGATCTAGTCGATCCGTGGGTCGAGATCGGCTTCACGAAGACCGGCATCAACATCACTCGGAACAACGCCGAGGAGGACTTCGATGTCGATCAGGTGTCGGGTTCGATCCGACGCCGCCCGACCAATTGGGAGATGTCTGTCGGCACTCAGCTTGCCGAGGCAACAATGGAGACATTCCAGCTTGCCTGGGAGCTTGGGCCGATTACGGCGGGTACGACATCGGCGCCGGCTCTCTCTGAGCGGGTTGTCGGACTGTCAGCACCAACGACGTACGTCGAACGTCTGATTGCGGTGCTGTTCCAGTTCCCGCCCGAGCCTTCGGGCGCGGCTCCCGCCACGGCGGCTCTGATCCGTGCGTGGGTGTTCCGGCGCTGCTACAAGGCGGCGCAGGAGTCCGGCATGACGTTGCAGAAGACCGGTGAGCAGGTTTCCCTGCCGGTCCGCTGGAATGCACAGGCCGACACCGATGCGCCTGTGGACTCGCAGTTCGGCGTCATCATCGAGCAGGAGCCGGCTCCGGTCACGTAGGATCAACACAGTTGACGGCCTTGACCAAAGGGCAGGGCCGCTGACACTAATCAGCAAAGGCGATGAGTGTGAGCAAGAGGGAGAACATGACTTGGGGCGAAGGTATCTGGGTGGTGCCTTCGCCCTGTTGTGTTTGTTGACATGGCTCAGGAACGGTTCATCGAGATCGGTGTCGAGGGCGAGGAGAAGATCCTCCTGGGGATGGAGCGTCAGGAGGAGCGGCTCCACGGCTATGCGCGTGAGACGGTCAATGATCTGGCGCGTTTCGTCACTGCTGATCTCGCTGCAACAGTGCCGACATACACGGACTACATTCTTCGTCACATATCTCGGGAACCTCCGACGTGGTTTCCGGGGGGAGTGGGTGGAGGAGGAGAATGGGAGGCCGTCGCCGGCATCAAGGCAGGCACGAGCATGCACCCACTCTATGCTGAGTTCGGTACAGGCATCTACGCAGGGCGCGGCTTGATCCGCGCTCGCATGGATCGTGCTCCCGCGTCAGTAATCGCGACAGGACACAAGCGCTTGACGCGGCGTCAGGGCGGTGTCATCACATTTCAGAAGTTGGGTGAGCCACGCAAGTTCCGCTGGTGGGTTCGTGGTCAGCGCGGACAGCATTACTTCTACCAGACGTGGCGAACACTCAACGTCTATGCAGCATCGAGGTTCTTTGCAGCATGGTTCAGACCGTAGCTCATCAAAGGAGAGCACATGGCATCACCTGAGAAGACCCGAAAGCGGGCTCCTCAAGAGGAAGAGGCGGAGGAGATCCAGAACGTCAGCAGTAATGGCACATCCGTGGAGGATGAGGTCAAGCGCGCTGACGAGGCGATGGAGATCCTCGAACCGAAGACTGAGGCAAAGCGCTGGGTGATCGGCAAGCCGCCCGAGGAGGGTGGCAAGGACACGCAGTTCTCGGTCTATATCCAGCAGCCGCTTGGTTTCATGGCGCGCAATCGTCTGTATGCGCTGATTGGGCGTACGATGGCGACAGCAATCAAGACAACTGGTGGCGCTGTCGGTGGGATGGATGACATCTTCGGCTCTGGTGCCAGCGGTACGATCATCGAGCGCACACAGCGGCTCTCACAGCGCGATCTTGCTGACGCCTCGTCGTTCTTCACGCTGGCAATGGAGCTTGTCAGCTATGCGCCGGACTTCCTGAGCGAGTTCTACGCAATCGTGCTCGACGTTCCCTACAGCGAGCGCGCGTGGTTCAAGCAGGTCATCGAGCAGCCGTATCGCCCCTTTGATGACAAGTGGGGACTCGATGAGGACGCCGGCATCGAGATGATCGAGATCTTCATCGATCAGAACTACGAGGAGATCCGCCGTTTTTTCACAGAGAAGCTTCCAAGACTCGCCAAGCGCGCGAGTCAGCGGGAGCAGGAGCACCAGAAGGAGACGATGTTCCCAGCATCCGCGTAAGCATCGTGGATGTCGTGGAGAAGGTTTGGTCGAGCGGCAGTGACAGTCTTGATGACATACTCAGATGGCCGGCGAAGCGGGTAGAGGGTATGTACCAGGCCATCATTCGCCGTGAAGCAGTCGAGTCGATCGAGCAGCAACGCCGTGACATGATTGCTTCGTCGTACTCGAACCCGAATTGGGACAGTAAGGAGAACGTCCAGAAGCGCGCCGACTACATTCGCGAAATCAACCAGCACTTCAATGAGGCGATCGCGAAGATCTACGCGCCGAAGATCAGAGAGCAGGAAGTCGATTGGGATAACCCGTTCTTCGCGGCGCACAAGCGTGAGATCGAGCGCACGCGGATGTTGTTTGGCTGGGCGCAGGACGGCAGGAGTGCTGGTGAGATCTTGGAACTGGACGAGGAACGCAAGAAGCGCAGGGAGAAACTAGACCAGTCATAGTGGAACCGTGGAACCATTGAACGTTCACCTCTACATCTCGACTGCTTGTCAGCATGGTTTGCATGACAGATGTAGGAAGGTGTGCAAGTTTTGCGAGTCTAAGTGCTTGTGTCCATGCCATAAGTCATGAATGAGATCGAATACAGATATGCCTGGGCCGCAGGATTCCTCGACGGCGAGGGCTGCTTCT